CTGCAGTTTCAGCAGATTGCGTTTGATACCTAGGGTCTTGTATGCCCTCAAGTATGCTTTTAATTGCCATCTCCACAATCTCTTGGTGAGTGTGTTCTGGCAACTCGCACCCTACTCCGAGTGATTTACTCATTCGTTGCGGGCGTCGAATATATTTTAGTCTTACACTCTCAGTTACAAACTCATTGTTAGAGTATACGTCTATGAAGTTCTCTTCAATGGTGTACAGAGGGGACGTGCTTTTAGTTGTATTAAATGGATCGTCTAGCAGTGTGTAGATATCATCTAGCTGAGAATAGTTGCATGATGAGACTCTGACTGTCTGTGGCGTAATGGTCCTTTTACTTTGGGTAATTATTTGCGGAGTCTCCATTACTACTTGCTGTACTGTCCCATCTGTGGGGTGAGTCCAGTATAGAGTCGTGTTATATGTGTTGTAGTTAGGGTATAGATCTGTCTCCAGTTTTAAAAAGAGCTCGTTCCCGTCAGCGGTAGGGGTTTGTTCAATAATACTGACGTTAATGTCTTCTACTGATACTGCAGGGACTGGGCTTACTTGAACGTAGGTTTGCGGGTCTAGGAGCTCATCCTTTGTCAATCCGTCTACGTTGTTAGCAATTTGAACTAATCCTCCGCCTGATGGGTCCATCCAGATATTGGTTAGTATGTACCCTGCTACAGGTGGGGTCAGATCAATTCTTTGAAATGCAAATTCTGTGTTTAATACACTGGCTATGGTTGGTTGGCATGCATCTAGAATACTTGCACGTACACTTACCAAAAACAGGTAATCATTGGGGAGAGCAGCTCTATCAGAAAAGTAAAACTCATCCTCTCCCAGCTGGATACCGTTGTCAGAAAAAGTAGGTACTGTAGCGGTTACAACCAGGTGCCGCAGATCATCAATTCTTTTCTGAGACTGCTCAAATCCCTTACGGAACCTATTAGAGAGAGGATGATAACGTTGCTTGATAAAGCGATCCATCGCAATATTAAGTTCGTGATCAACCTCCTCTTGTAGGAAGTTGTCAACCTGGAAGGATGCAATCTTTTGCACCCCCAGGTTAACAGCTATATGCATCTCGTTTATAGTCACTTGACGTCTTTCAGTTTAGCCCTCATGGCGTTTACGGCGCCTGAGTTCTTCTTGTTCTTAAAGTATACAATGGTGTCTGTGATGTTCTCCCCGATTGTTTCGTCACCATCAATGTGCTGATTCCCAATCTTACGGATTACTCCATGCTCCACCATTTCTGCAATCTCTGAACGTAGGTCAAGATCTTTGTCTGTAGCGTACTTCAAGAACTTCGCTGGGTTGCTTTTCTTTACGTCGTACAGAAGATTCTCGATCTCCATATCAGTTAGTTTATCAGGATTATTCCCGTCTGACAGTAGTCGTAGTAGGCGCTTCATCTTATCTACATTGGCAGATGCTTTGATAAACTCCTTGTCTGCCTCTTTTGAGATCTTGACTGCGTTGTTCTTCTTAAGCAAATCTTTCTGCGGATCGTAGATGTAGAATCTCTTTCTACCATCTGCCTCCATTTCTGCTTTAGTATCTGCTACTAGTCTGTGCTTCATGCACCACTTGTAAGTCAGGTAGTCCATTGCATTTTCTGGATTGCCTTGCTCGTCTACTGTAATGTCTAGTTCTACTCCTTCGAATGGAACTTTTACCCTCATAGATGCCCAAAAGTCTTTCTCTTTCTTAGGCCAGTCTTGGTGACCAGGTGGGACATCTAGAATGTTAGCCAGAAGCTTGTGGGCTTCTTCTCCTTCTAAGCCTTTGAGAGGTTGTCTACCTACGTAGATACTCCCAATGACAATTGTTGCGCCTGCACGGATCTCTTTGGGGAGATGGTTCAGGACTTCTTTGCGTCTGATGATTACTTTTCTCATGTTCTTTTAAATTGAAAGAATAACTGTTAAGATGTGCTTAGCGTAAAGTGGAGTGGGGAGGCATTACACCTCCCCATCCAGCAAACCAAACACAAATTACGATGCTACACACTGAAGATCGAGCGAGGTATCGAATCTGCGAAGCAGGATACCAGCTGTTTTCAACATGTGGACAGAAGCACCGTCGATATCTGAAGCGCGAGTGTCAGTAGCGGTAAAGCCGTTAGGAACGACAGAACCAGCAACACACCAACGTAGCATTTCGCGGCCTTTCTTATTGATCATCTGGAGGTTGTTTTGACCGTCGTAGGTAGATTGATCTACGAAAGTCATTCTGTAAGACTCCAGTGGCAATCCAGTTTCTGGGTGCTTGTTAGAAGCCTGTGCTACAGGACCATGATCAAATAGAGGAACTTTAACTACGTTCACGGTATGACCATCAATGTGATCGTACGAAGTGAAGTAGCCAGTAATACCCAAGCTACGACCTGAGCCAGTAATGAACTTAGACTCGGTAGTTTGTAGGTAAGAGTTACCGCTGTAGTAGTTACGAAGAGCTTTGTCAAACTCTCTTGCACCACCAATACCGGTGAACAGGGTTACCTGCTTGTCAGTAGCGTCAGTCATACCGTAGAAGAGGTCACCGATGGTGTCTTCAATCTTAGACTGAGTAAGGGTAGAGTAGGTGTCTTTGTTGATGATCTGCTCAAACAAACCAGGACCAGAGATAACTGGTTGGCCGTTTTCGTCAAGCATTTCATTCACACCATTGCTGTCGTAGGTTTTGGTACCATACCAGTAGTACATCTCACACTCTTCCTTGAACTTGAGCATGTGACGGTACTCTTCGTAGTCCATCCAAAGCTTGGTAGAACGACCTTCCTTCATCGGGAGTTCGAACTCAGCTACGTAATCTTTAGCGTTACCAGCAAAGTGGTAAGACTTACGTACAGTACCAATCTTAGAGCGAACCAAACCTGGAGCACTCCAGTTAGATGCGTTACCTCTAGAGAAGTCAACACCTACGTTAGCAAATAGCATCCCAAACAAAGCGCCTGCTGCAACATCAGCTGCTGGCATGTTAGTTTGGTCAGGAGAAACAAGCTTCAGCTTGTACTCGTATCCACCTGCTACTGGTTGTGGTTCTGCCATAATACGAGCAAGTACCCCAGACTGAGATACGAGAGTATACGGAAAGATGAAAAATTTGTCAGGGAAGGTTACAGAGAAAATTGCACCTCCTGCGCCTGCTGCGGCCCCCGGTCCAGATACAACTGGTCGTACGTTTACTTCGTGAGTTTTCACTCGGTACTCGTACTCGAAGCGGTCAATAGATTTAGTATTACCTACACCTTCGGTGAGGAAAGAGAGTGGAAACTTCTTCTCCTCGCGTCCGGCTAGGTGGGTGATGATGGGTGAGAGCTCTTCGGGCTTCTCCATCAAAGCATTAACCAACGAGTTAGTGTCGGTCATCTGCTGGTCATTATAGTACGTTTTCAGTACTTGCATCAAAGCCATGATATTCTAATTTTAAAAATTTGTTGCTGTTAAAAAAGCGCGGTCATGTCCAGATCATCTGGATCAAATTCCTTTGCACGTCGGCTAGCCTTTCTAGCACTCTTGGTTCTTTCTTGATTAGATTGAATCCGATCTCGTAGACCTTGTGCGCTCTTAGTTCTAGCTTTCGTATTAATTATGTCGTCTAGTTTAAACCCACTATACATCAAGTAGTCAATAGCAAGTTTAACTTCTAGTTCTGCTTCTGCGTAGTCCATGTCTCTCTGAGTCTCTCCGTTAGGCCCAATAGGCTCAGAGATGTAATCAAAGAACTGTCCTTTTTGTCTATCTGGGATGCTTACCCCTGCGAACTCATTGCCTGTCTCGATAATGTCTGCAACACCTTCCCAGAACTCTGAGTTTTCCGCAGCAACACGCTCTTGCTCTTGCTGCTGCTCTGCTAGCATGTTCTCACGGTACTCTGCTTGAGCTTGTGCTAGTGCGCCTTTAGCTGCGGTAGCTTTCCCAAACAATTTACCCGAGTCTTCGTAGTCATCCAGCATTTCTTGGATGAACTCATTGTCGTGCCCTTTGAGTTGAAAGTATTGTCCTAGAATAGCACGTTGCGTTCCTAGATCTTTTTCACTAATCTCAAAGTTGTTATAGTCAGTGGTTGGATTGTAAGCCTCAAAGAACTTAGAAGAATCTCCACCAGCCATTACATAGTCGAGATGTTTTTGCACCTCTGGGAACTGTTGGAACAGTGACTCTAGTTGATCCTCTGCAACTTCTTGTGCAAGGTCTCTAGTAAACTCTGTAAGTCCTTCTACAGTATCTGCGTACTCGTTCTCAAGTTCAAATCCAAGAGTCTTAGCAATTTCAAAGGCTACAGTTCCGTCCCCCTCACCTTCGATTGGGTCTTCGTCTTCGTCTCTTTCTTCTTGATTATACTCGTCAGCATAACCTTCGTCTTCTTGCTCAAACTCTTCTTCGGTTTCTTCAACTGTGTCCTCAAACTCTTCGTCTTGAGGCTCTTCTTCTTGTACTTCTTCTTCAACATCTTCAATGTCTGGGATAGAAGCCAACCCATCTCCAATCATATCATCGAAGGAGATTGAGTCTAGATCTAATTTGTCGTCTGGTGTTGCCATGTTGCAAAAGTATTTAAAGTGTTTGGGTTTGCTTTTGTAAAAACTTTTTTTATAGTACTAATTAAAATATAGCACTTAGTATTTTGGGAGGTTCCTATAACCCCCATATCTTTTCTGTGCAGGTGTCTCTATAACTGTCCCTTTCTTAGGCCCTGTCCCAATGTTTACTAATCCAGGGGGTACGTTCTGATGCGACTCTACTAAGTGCCCCATCTCATCCCTCTTCTCTATGTTAACAGGGAACTTCATCCCAACTGTATTGAATGGGGTGTTAGGAGGGACATTTGGGAATACCATAGCTCCTGGGGCATCTTGTTGGGATCTCCCTCTAAGTCCTTGCTCTTGTTGTTCTGGGGTAGCAGCTACTTCAACATTTCTAGGCTGAGCCTGCATTTGCTGCTGCTGTTGCATTTGCTGCTCCATAGCAAAGTCTTGAAGAGCTATGGGGTTTTGAAACACATCAAGCACAGATCCCTGGAATCCTTGAGCCTGTGCTTGTTTAGTTCGATTTAGTAATTCCCGTCTCTCAGCGTTGGTCATTGCTCAGGAGATTGATTCATTTTCTGAGCGAGCTCCTGCTCTTTGATGTCTAGTTCTCGATCTTTTTGCTCATGCTTCTTGATCATGTCCTGCATCTTCATGCTGTCCTGAGACTCACTATTTCTAGACTCTGCTGCAATCAAGGCTAGTTCTATTTCTAGCTGACGATCTTTCTCCTTGTCAATACCCTGCTGTTGGATACCCATCTGCTGTATTTGAGCTTGTTGCTGCTGAGCCTGTTGTTGTGCTTGCTGTTGCGCTTGCTCAAGTTCTTGTCTAGCTTTCTCCGCCTTCTTAATCTTGCTCTTAATACCTGCGAAGTTGTCCGTATCGAACATATCTAGAACCTCAGATGCGGGGGTACCGTTCTGAATCATAGCCTGGGCCAAACCTTTAGCTTGTTTGAGCTTCTCTATGTCAACTCCTGCGTCAGATACAAATACCCCGTACTCACTCTCCATGTGTTTCATGGAGTCAATATCTACATACTGCATGGTAGAGTCAGGCATTACATACATTCCTTTCTTACCAGTCAGCCAAGCCTCTTTAGAATAGTCCAGTAGGCCTTGCAGCTCTCGTTGTTCGAAGTTTGCAAACTTGCGGAAGATGTCTTCAGTAATGTGAGATGACTGTACAATTGCTTGTTGCGAAGAGCCTTTGCCCTCATACTGCCCGATAGATCCTTGACGTTGTCTATTTACCCCAGAGATTTTCTCCCACTCTACTTGTATAGATTCCAATAAGCTGATGTACTGCCCAATAGTCTTAATGGACATGTCTAGAACGGACTGGTGTTGCGGAGATAGTTGCATCCCCTCTTTGTTATAATCAACCCAGGCAATCCCAGTACCCTCAACGTAGTACATGAACTTATCCATGTCCCACTTCTTGGGGATCATGTTGATATCGAATTGGGCGATGATATCTTTAGATCGAGCGATCGCAAGCTCCATGCGGTACTTGAAGATATTATAGTTGAGCTGGTACGGGATGCCTAGGCTGACTATTGAGACGTTATTCGAGTTGATATCCGAATACTTTCTCCCGTTGACTGGCAGCTTACATCTTGAAGGATTGTCTAGTGACAATCTTTGGTTAGAGACTGGGTTGATATCTACAAAGAATCTACCATCAATCTTAGTTCCTTTCCATACCTCATTTACCCACTCGTAAGTAACCTTGCCCCCGAGCTCTTTCATTTCGCTAGGCATTCGGTACCCCTCAGGGGTTTCAAACTCTTCTACTGCTCCGGTAGTTGGGTCCATGTATGATACGAACCCAATTCGCTTTCTACTTTTCCAGTAGACTGTAACGCACTCAACTAACCTGTTACGGTAGATGTTATCGTCTGCGCCAGAAGCCTCAGCTCTGTATAGCAGGTATGAGTCTACAGAGGTTTGTTGTGGGTTCTCTAGCTCAAGGATCTGCGCATCACTTAAGTACTCCCCAAACTGATCAATGATTGTAGATGCGTGAGCAAACTTTCTGACAATGGCCCAATCCCCATCCTCTACAAAATCAATATCTGGATCTTTGTCGAAGTCGATATCCAGAGGGTTCAGTACGTCGTAGAACGGCTCTCCACGTCGTACACCTTTCTCTGTATAGCATTCTCCAGATACTAGGAAGTGAAAGAATAGTTTCTGCAGCTTGTCGTACACCTCCTCATTTTGGATGATGTAGTTTATAGCATGCTGACCCTTAATCGCTCTATCGTCTACGTATGAAGTTTCGAACTGCTCTAGTATCTGCTTAGGGAGTTGATTAGGGTCTAACTGAGACTCTGCCCCAGCATCAGGATCAGATTGCGCTACCATCTGCTGCGCAAACATCTTCTGGATTGCAGCTATTAGGGTTTGCTTCTTAGCCTCTTCTTTCAAAGAGATTGCATCCCCGTTCTTAACTGCTACTGTAAAGTTTAGCGGGCGCTTAGCCTTTTCCCCCAGCAACAAGTCTATGATTGGCTTGAGGATGTTGTAGTTGCGGAGCTTTGATGGGAAGTTCTCTCTAGTACGTCCGTACGGCTTAAGAACGTACTTGTAGTCCTGCTCATCAATCTCTCCGTTGTAATAGTCGTAGAGGGTCTTGAGATAGTTACGTCGCTCAGATAGCCCGAACTTCGATAGATTGATGAAAGCATCTACGCATTCTTCTCTCCACTTCTTGGTTTTCTTAGAAAGGGGAAGACGTTGTTGGGGAATCTTATGTGAGCCGTACATATCCTTGCAAAATTATCTATAATTCTTATCAAACCAGTCGTCTTGGGATCTGTCAGAGGTAATCTCGACCACCTCTCTATTATATAACTCTCGCGTGTGGTACATTCCTACCATTAAGGCCATAACACGGTCAAAGTTCCCTTTATGATTGAACTTGATTAACTCTTGTAGAAGCGCTGGGTCGTAGATCTTATGCATGTTTAGCGTTACATTCCCATCTTCGTCTGTTCCTCTTGGACTCATCAACCAGTCACGTATATACAGCTCTCCTTGTCGCTTACGTTGCTGGGTCATGTGCATCCCGTATTGTCGTCTAGTAGTTTTAGATCTTAGCTCTCGTTTGTCTAGCATCTCAAACTCTTCTTGCAGCTTGTGTAGTTTGCGGTATCTCTTAGCAAATGCAATGAGCTCACCTCGATCATTCTCAAACCCAATCTTGGCGTTGTAGTAATCTGCTAGCATAAATAGGTTTTTGTTGTACTCGTCTTGAGTCTGGGGCCTACCTATGTAAGATGCTACAATGATATCGTCTGGCTTTGATAGGTTGTTTGGGCGTTTGAGTACATATGCAGCTCCTAATGATTCTGCTACTCCTTGCCCTGATTGTGCATAGGGGTCATGGCAGATTATATACAAGTTGTGCGGGACATCCCCGTCTGAGTTTCTGTATGGGGCTTCGTATACAACTGGGGCTCCTTCTATCTTGTCCCCTTTCCTGTGTGGGAACTTGTATACTGGGTGCTTGTCTGCATTAGGGCGGAAGGCTACAACGTTCTCTTTGTCGTAGTACATCACCCCTGCAGTTCCTTCATTTTCTAGGTTGTGGGCTTTGACCTTGTTGTACTGCTCCTTTAGAGAGTTGACGTCGAACAAGTTAGCGGTTACTTGCAGTGTAGCTTCTTGAGGTGAGAATGGGTGCTCTGCTACATACTGGTCAAGTGCCTTGGGGTCGTTGGCGTTTCTTTTCTTAGAACGTTGCTCCTCTTCAAAAGCAATAGCCCCATCAATATCTGAGTTCCCATCTTCATCTATAAACCCATCCAGGTTTTGGTAGATAGGGACAAAGTATCCACACCTAGTACCCATAGCTCCTGCATCCCACTCGTTGTCAAACCCCAAACAGTCGTACGCATCAGGATGATAGAATAGTTCTTCTAGCGATTCAAACCCGTGACCCTCCTCACCCCCAGTACCAAACGCAATCATGGTACCGAGTGTCTTAGATCCTTGACGCATTGTAGGCATAGCTATCTCCCAAGCCCTGAGTAGTCCGTTAAATGAACCTGCCTCCTCGAAGAAGATTAGCTCACCCGCTTTACCACGTACTTTATCTGGGTTGTCCTTGAGTGATACCCCAATAATCTGTGACTTCATACCAAGACTTACATCTGCCCCGTTCACACGCTTCTTATACCCAGACTGTTTGTGCATCTCCTTGTCAATCAAGCGTGGTTGGGTCCATGCTGTGTTATCATCTATGAATGAGATGAAATCCCACGCCTTTGACAGTATCCCATCCCCGATGAGGTACTCTTTCTGCTCAGCAAATACAAAGTTCTTGGAGTTGCGTACGTGAAAGTAGTTCCTGGCCATCATTGACCCTGATTTGTACGAATACCCTTTACGTCTACCCTTCAGCACCGTCAAATGGCGGTTTTCTTTACGACACTTGTCTACTTGGTGGAAGTAGTCGTAGTCTCCATCATAGAATGCTGGGAATGTGCGCTCACGTTGCGCAATCTTAGTCCCATCTGGGAGATATGCGTCTACTGCACGGTCGATTGGGCAGTAGTTTAGGTAGAAGTAGTGATACCCTGTAATTTTTACCCCATCTAGCTCATACCCAAGTAGGCACCTCTTGCGTTCCTCGTCCCAGAACTCGTAATACTCCTTAGTATCCGGGATAGCATCGGTGTAGAACCCATACTCCTTGAAATGAGTAGCAGCAGGGGAGAATAGATGTGTACTCTTAAACTTCAACTCGAGTATTTGTTAGTTGTTACCCCACCACGGTTAGGGTTTTCTCGTTGCTTCTGCTTTTTGACTAGCTCCTCCAACTCATCTAGGCTGGATACCACCTTACCCATGTTGGACAGGTTGCTGACCAGATCTTTTGCGTGGTATATAGGTTTTCCGTTGTCATCTAGCATCGTGAGATCTACTGTTTTAAAGTACTTCTCTAGTTTAGTTACAGATGCTCGTGCGGCTTTTAGCAGTTTTACTGCAGAAGTTTCTGACAGCTCTTTATATTTGTCGATAGCACCCCTAACCTTGGCACTGGCTTTTACCTTTAGGTCCTCTTCGAGCTTTTCTTCCCGCTCATCTTCATCGTACGGAGCGTACGGGGACTCGTGGTCCGTGAAAAAGTAAACAAATGCCAACTCGTTCGCTTTGAGGACTTTAAATTCTGGGATCGCCAGTGCATATGCTGATGGGATTACTTTATTCTCCGTTATTGTTAGCAGATCTTTCATTGAGGTGCTTTACTCTTCTTGGGTTCACATGAAACTTGCCTAGATATGGGAGTCGGATGTGCTCAAACTTCCCAGCTTTCATTACTTCAGCTACGTATTTAAACTGATAGTACACTATCTCCTCAATCTTTTGAATCGGGAGATTGTACTTGATCGACAGCCTCTGAATTATCGTCTTCTCGTCCACGTATATTTACTTTAGTTCCTTTCTCTCCTACGACTATCTTCTTCCACCGGCTGTCTGGGCAGTTAGCAGTTTGCCATTTCGCTTTGTGCTCTACATAACACCCGCACAGCCCGCATCTCATGTGGTCTCTCTCTAGGTGTGGGCATGCATCGCACTCTTGTACCCGTTCTGCATACTCTGCTTCAGTGACATTTGGGGCACCCTGCTTTACATACTCAGATACCTCTGAAGCAAAGTTCTTTACCATTTGTAGGAATGATGGCTTACTCATGGTGTGTTGATTTCAATAACTACTCTGTTCTCTTTGGCCAGCAGCGGGTTTAGTGCGTACCCGTCCTTGGTCTTTTTGATGGCGCCTTTGTCCTTCAAGCGCTTCACGTAGTTGTTTAGGGTGTTGTAGTCTTTAATCCCCATGTCGTCTGCCACTAGTTTCTTGTTAGTGGAGGAGCATAGGTCTACAGTCTCCCCTAAATCAATGAGTTTAGAGAGTACCTGCAGCTCACGGTATGTAAGCTCAAGTATCCCGTTAAACACTTGAAGATACTTAAGCGTAGTGTCTGCGTTAATCTTAAGCTTCTTCATTGATCTTTATTTTGGCTCGCCCGTCGTTCAGTATGATCTGAGCTCGTTTGGCTTGCTTGTTAAATTCGTCTATGTATGGCTTGATATCTTCTCGGGTACATAAAAAAGAAAGGAACACCTCAAGCTCTTTTGCAGCCTGAAGTGTTCCTGTTCTCATTTTAGTGGCGAGATCTTGAGCGTTCTCAAGTTGTTTAAAGTCTTCAAGCGATATTGTTACCGTCCCGTTCATTTCTCAGGAAATACTCCGCAGATCATGAACTCATTTACCATAACAAATTCCCCCTCGTCCAGCTCAATAACTAGACCTTCACTTGTAGGGTGTACCATAACAGTGTCCCCTTTCTTGATGTGTGTGCATTGGGGACCAACAGCGATTACTGGGAGTACGTTACTTCGCAGGGTGTTCTCTGCCCCGCCGTGAAGTACAATACCAGAATCAGTCTGGTTTTTCTTTTGCATCGGTAGCACAACCCAGTCTCGTGTGGGTTGGAACTTAATATCCATGTCCATTGTAATTGGTTTTGGACAAAGATATACAAAAATGTTTTATGTAAAGTTACACCGATACAAAGTAGTAGTACACAGTACCACTTGATCGTACTACATCAAAGGTCCATGTATAGATACCTTCGTACCCTACGTAGTTAGGGTCGTTGGTTTCGTCATACGGTGTACGGTGCATCCAACCGAATACAATGTCAGGATCAGAGCCTGTATAGGTCAGCCAAGTGTTTCCTTCTCCGAAGTTGTCGAACGGAGTGAAGTCTGTCAGTGGAGGATAGTCTGGTTGTAGAGATCCATACCCACCGATCCCATCAAGCATGTCTGGGGTGTCTACGATCTGGTCATCATTCAAGTCGAACGCAGACGGGGTAGTCTGCCAGTCGCCGATTAGCTCAAGCATCACGGATGCGTTGAAGTGATAAGTATTAGTCCCGTCAGGATATTCTGCTCTGTAACAGTGATAATCTCCTTGCAGTATGTTGCCCAGTGATTGATAGGATACTCTGGTATCTTGAGCTTCAGGTATAATCTCTTTTGTACATCCCAGAAGCAGTAAGGGTAGTATAAGTAGTGCTGCTCTCATTTGATTATGTATTTCTGTATATACTCTCTAGAAACCTTTCTAGACTGAATGGTGTCTCTGTGTATGTAGGTTTCATTTCCGTAAGTCTCAGCGTGTTCAAACACGTTGTAGATCATTACGCTGTCCGGCTCAACTTTAACTTCTACAGTATCGTACACAATTTGTTTCAACCCCTGTTCGTACTCAATTACCTCAGCCTTTAGTGTCACCATTTCTTCTACCATAACCTCAACCTTTGTTTCTGCCTTGGTTACAGCTTTTTCAATTCTTTTTTCGATAGCTATGAACTGCGTGTCTATAACAGTATACACAGTAGTATCTATGTAGGTCTTTACCTCCACCTCTTCAGTAGAGTAAGTTACCTTTTCTTTTCGTGGGCAAGCTCTTAACAATAGAAGAGCAATCGCTACCGCTAGTAGAGTTACCCAAGTTCTTCTATTCATTGGATAGCTCGTTTAGCACCTCCAGCCTGGCAGCGGTTCTAGCTAGTACGCTATCGCTGCGATGAAGTCTGATTGATAACTCGTCTAGCTTACCCTCTAAGTAAAGCACCCTCTCCCCGCAGTTTTCTATCTGGTTTGTGTAGTTGACCCTGTTGTCTATATAGAGATACCCCACCGCCAGTGTTACTAAAAAGAACACCGCCATAGTGGGGTTTTTTACGAACTGCTCAAAGGTTAGTGGAGCTTTCATTAGTCAGACCTGTCTGATCTTAAAACTAACAGAACGTCCCCATTTTCTCCTTTTTCTACTGTAATGTATATAGTCTCACAGTATAAAGCCATCTGACCAGTTTCCCCAAAGTCTATGTCCCACTCAACTTCTGTAACAAAAGGTGTGGCATGATACTCTATCGGCTCTCTAGTTCTTGGAGAATATACCTCGGTAGGAGCACAGGATGCTAAGAATACAAGTAGGAGTAGAGCAATGTTTTTCATATCAGGATACGCACTCAATAATTATTGACGTTTCTTCCCCACTAGCAATAGCATCAGCTATTCTTGGGTATACGTCAAAGTACGCTTTAGTACTTTTACCCACAAAGTTTGGGCCTTGCGTCTCACCTAGTAGAATGCATCCTGACGTGTCTTCGTCAGTGTTACCGCAATGGATAAGTATCCATTTGAAGTTGGGAACGTCTCGCAGCCATAGCATTCCTTTATGTATGTCTGCAAATCTTTTTGAATACTTGGCGTGGTGGCCTCCTGTGGTTCTTAAAGTAATCTTGTACTCACCTTCTGGTATTCGTGTCTCATGCATGACCTTGACGTCTCTATGCTCGTCTTCTAAAGTGTAGCACAAAAACTCCAGACCGTCTTCTGTTTCTAAGAATAACAGCCCGCAAGTGTAGTCTTCTTGAGAGTTGATTCTGTATAGTTTTAATTTCATGGGTTCTCTAATGCTTCTAGTCTAGAAATGATTTCATCAAATACGTTAATGATCTCTTCTGGAAAGAGGTTATTCTTTTCTTCATGAGTCATTGACTGGTAGTCTGCTATTGTCATGTGTGCGATGTTAGTACAGCGAGTGAAACACTGCCGGGGTTAGCTAGTACGCCAGTAGGCACGAGCTGAAACGCCAAGTATGCATTTGCTGAGAATGATGGGTCTGATGCATCTGAGTCGTCAGAGACATTCTTCCAAGATGTCCATCTTACAGTGTATCGGCCCCCTGCTAAATCACCTCCAGTAGCCTCTGAGTAATAAGTAGAAGTATTGTCTATCCATACATACAGCCTGTATGCATTACCATTGACAGCAGAACCACCCATCATAGTACAATCACCAATAGATCCTGCTACAGGAACTGCAAACGCTGAACGATAGTCTCTCGCTGCATTACTTCCAGAAACTTCTGTGGTAGCATTCTGCACGAAAAACTTATCGGTAGTTCCCGTGTCAGAGTAGGAGTACGTCTGGAGCATCTTATACCCGCCTCCAGAAGCATCTTGCCATGATGCATTGGTCCCGTCAGTAGTTAAGACCTGACCAGTAGTACCGCTAGATGCGCTTGTTACGGCATCAAGTGCAGCCTGCTGAGTTGTCTGACCTGTACCCCCATCCCCAATATCAAGTGTACCAGTAATACTACTAGCCCCGAGATCTACAGCAAGTTCTGTTGACTCAACGACAATACCACCGTTTGCTTTTAGATCTGCACTAAACTCAGTCCCTGCTAAGTCCAGTCCGTCTCCAGCGGTGTAGGTTGTGTCAGCCTCGTTAGCAAAGGATACAGCACCTGCCCCGTTAGTCTTTAGTATTTGATTAGCACTTCCATCTGCAGTCGGGAGGGTGTAGGCGCTTTCTACACTATTAGATGCTGACCCAATAAAGAACTTACCTGTGGTTAGGTTTGGGACATCATTGCTTCTACCGATTGCCATTACGACAATCTCCCCGTTGTTGACGTTACTCCTCCCAACTTTACCTACGTTCTGGATAAGATTACTCCCAGTAGGTTTTGTAGCTGTTAGTCCTCCTGAAGCAGCAACGTACAAAACATCTCCTTCAGAAAAACTAGAGGTATCAACATCTACAAGGCTGCCCATAGTGAGCGCCTTCCCGTTATCATTAAGAGAGTAAGCAGCATCTGCTAACCCAATAGATGGCATCTTTGCAGAGTCAGAGGCATCTGCTTTTGCTACAGTAATTCTAGCTTGCCCTACGTTGTACCCAGTAATATATAGAGGATCTCCCTTTGCAGCCGCTTCATCGAATCTAACTTCAAGTTCTATTCTCTCAGCGCTTTCAGATGTTCCTGTTCCTGTAGATGGGTCTGTGGTAAGGGTAGTGAGATCATTAAATCTCTTGATGGAGTTAATCCCGGTGACTCCTAGGATACTATAAGTCTCCTGGGGGACGTCTATAGTGATTGTAGTACGCTCTCCTTTTTGTATTTGGCTCAAGAGTTTTCCTAACTCTCGTACTACGAACTGCTCATCCCCAACATTTACAGATAACTCGACCTGTGCGTACTCGTACCCCCTAACATTAGTGGTACCTCCGGTAAATGCTGTAAAAGAATTACCGTCCTTAAAGTACAAAGTCACTAACCCTTCTGTGCTAGTGACATTCGCTAAGTTTTGTACAGGGGCTGCAAACAGATCTATGTCTGATGCCCCATCTTTTGCAGATCTACTGCTAATTAGCGCCCTATTGAATATGAATAATCCCATCGTTTACTGCTAGACACACCTACCCCCTTGTGTTCTGATTAACATTGAATTTCTACTCTACCGTCTTTAGCCTTTGCGGGGACATTTCTATCAGCCTATAGTCTAACTCCCGCCTAGAGTTTTATATCAATGCACTTTGCGTAGCTATCGGGGACATCTCAACCGCTATGTTCGTCTATTATTACAAGACTGCAGTCTACAACCCGACTTCTGACCCTCTACTGTCCGTCTGGTCCTCAAGGGTGATAACACATGGGGGTGTTGCCACTTAAGCTGCAAGTATACAAAAAATTATTGGGGGAAAAATTTTTAGTTGGGGGTATTTTCGAATGCGTGGACCTATATATTCAAAGACCCCACCATACTTGTGGCATTGAACGTATCCCCCTGCAAAATTATACGCAGCATGGGATGCGCAACAATACCAGTACACGGCTATACGGTAGCAGTAGATGCGTACCAGCTGTGCAGCACCAGTACCTAGGTGATAGCAGGTACCAGTAGCACAGCGCACAGCCTGTACTATACAGCGCGGCTATGCCTGAGTTTAAAATAAATTCAGAGAGCTGCCCTATCCTTCGGCACTATTGCCACACAATGAACATAATCCAAGCAACATGTTCGATCACTTCGGGGTACGGTTAGTACCCACACTTCGCGGAGCAACTATTGCTCAAATTCGTCTTAAGTATAACCACCACATGGCTACGGAAGTAAAGGCTATGGCTAAGGACCTAAACCTTGGTGCATGCAGTTGCTACAATATCCATAGCAAGAAGGGTACTGAGAAGACTGAGGTTATGTTAGAGTTCGATTCTTCCCCAGATAACTGGTTGAAGTTCTCTGCATTGAAGACCGAGATATCTATCCTCCAGAAGGAGTTGGATATCAAGAGGCTTCGTAACGTCAGAGCCTCTATTGTAAAGGGCATAGTAGTAGACGACTTTAGCCCTTTCGTTATCAACGATTAATTAGTAACATGAGCCTGCACTATCATACATAGTGTGGGCTCTTAATACTCTTCCCTGTGCCTAATAAAGTAACAGGTGAGTTCGTCACTACAAGTGACCTCATCAAAATGGAGGACAAAGAGTTCCTCTTCAATTCAGCTCCTGATACTAAGGGGTATTACAAATCCTACTGGACTGTTAACCGTGGAGACATAGTGTTCACAGTTCAGAATATCAACCTGTAATGAAAGTTCAACGATTCTTCGAACGATTCTTTGCCCTCGCAGCAGTAGCTATGGGGGTAATTGGTATGATCTCTATTGTAAAGGGTGCATACCTACCCGGCTTGTTCGGGTGTGCAATATCTGGAGTTTTCCTTATTGCAGCGAAAAAATAATTTCAGAGAGAGATCTCAACCTTTGGGAATATTCCCACATAATGCGTTAAAAATCCAAGCAAAATGAACGCATCTATCACCACCAAGATCATCGGCTTTTCACAGTCAGAGACTTACGCCATGATCAAACTTTCTATTAACCCTTTCGACGCTGTTGGGCGTACAGTCTATGTTCGTTACAAGGACAACCCTGTAATTGCCGGCAAGAAAGTCGGCGACGAGATCACCATCCCTGGGGGTTGGAAGACTGTTACTCGTACCGACAAGAAGACCGGTGAGACCTTCAAGTTTTCTGACAGCGTCGAGCAACTGTACCTCACGTACTAAGTGTTTAACAGGGGGACTCTGTCCCCCTTTAATTCTTTTCTAAGATGAAAGATCTTGTCTTCAACATCTACATGACCGCATTGATTAGCCTTGCGGCATTCTTTACATTCTCTGCATTCGTTGGACTTCCTATCTTAGGATGGGCAAATGAGTTCCATCCTGATACACAAGAGAGATTGTTTATAGTATCTGTCACTGGCGCACTCGTACTTTGTGCAGCTGGTGCTTTTGTATTATCAGCAAAAAAGTAACAATGAAGAAACTACTGATCATTTGCATGGCTGGTCTGTTTATGGCTAGCTGTGCAACTCAACATCGTGGGTATGATTACAAAGCTCACGCTAAACGTAACGCTAAACTTGCTAAGCGTGGTTATAAACCTTGTAACAGGCATTGATAGAGGGGGACCTTCGGGTTCCCCTTTTTTAGTAGAAAATAAATTCAAAGACAGTTCCTTACACTGGCACACTATCATGCACACACAAGCTCACTACGAAGTCTTGTTACACTATCATGGACACACAAGCTGACTTCTACATAGAAATAGTATCAGAGTCAGCTCCTTACGTGTGCAAATAGCGTGAGCATGTTAGCCTGTTTCTCCTCACGCATTTCTACCTCATTTTGCTCATCACCCTAAACACACACATACTAGGGTATAGCACTTTCTTGTAGATTGCTCATTTTTCAAAACTCAAATTTTCGCATTTTCAAAATCATTCA